AAATGAGCGACCTTTTACTTAAAATGCCCAACACATATGAGCCATTAAGAAAAAATAGATTTGTGTTCCGTTTCCCTGCTGACCTTGGTATTCAGGAGTGGACTGTTGAGTCAGGAAAGCGCCCTTCACTTAACCAAAACGCTACTGAAATACAGTTCCTTAATACTTCTACTTGGGTACTTGGTCGTTATACTTGGCAGGAAATGCAGTTGACTTTCCGTGACCCTATCGGTCCTTCTACTTCACAGGCAATTATGGAATGGGTACGTCTTGGTTCAGAATCTGTTACAGGACGTCAGGGCTATGCAGCAGGATATAAGAGAGATGTTGAGTTAGAAATGCTTGACCCAACAGGAGCAGTAGTACAGAAGTGGATTCTTAAAGGATGCTTCTTGACTAATGTTGATTTTGGTGACCTTTCATATGGTCAGGATGAACTTTCAACAATTTCAGCAACTCTTCGTCCAGATTATTGTATTCTTTGCTACTAATAAACATAGCATAAAAATTAAAAAGCACTCTCTTACGAGGGTGCTTTCTTTTTTTAATGCTCTTGTATTTCTATATCATTCATCATACAAATTCTTAGTGCAGCAAGCCAATGTCTTGGCTCATATGGAAATTCATATAAGTCTGTTTTATCAAGTACACTATATGGAGGCCTTTCTGCTTTGGTTGGATATTCTGAGGTCTTACAAGGTTGTATGAAATCATTTCTTCCTTTAGACCACCATAATTGTTCAATAGATGCAGCAAAATCATACCAAGAACAACAACCATTATTTGTGAAATGATAAAGTCCTGTATGCGCTTCTATGTCTTCCTCATCTTGTTCCTCTATCAAGAAAATTATAAACTCCGCAAGGTCTCTTGCATAAGTAGGGCTTCCTACTTGGTCACATACCACATTAGTTTCTTTTCTTTCAATGATTCTATTAATCATTGTGCGATAAAAATTTTTACCATATTCAGAATAAAGCCAAGATGTTCTGATAACAATTGCCTTTTCGTATTCTAACGCATAACATTCCCCTAACCACTTTGTGGTACCGTAACTACCTATTGGGTCACACTCCGATGAAGTTTTATATGGTCTATGACTTCTACCATTAAAAACATAATCTGTTGAAATGTGTATAAGATATATATCAAATTCTCGGCACACGCTTGTAAGTTTACAGACACCGCCATAATTTATTTCAAGGGCAGTATCATAATCTTCTTCCGGTTTATCTACATTAGTGTATGCGGCGCAGTTAACAATAACTTTTATATTATTATCAATTACAAATTTTCTTATTGATTCAATAGCTGTTATATCAACAATAGAACGGTCAGCGAAATGCCATATATTTTTACTATTCCCATTATCCACTTCGTCTTTTATACAAGTACCAAGTTGCCCATTAGAGCCAGTCACCAATATGTTTACCTCTGTAAGATATCCCATAACAATTTATATATTTTCATAAAACTACAAAAAAATATTTAATAAAACAAGAAAACGGCCCATTTCTGAGCCGTTTTTTTATTAATCAATAATCGTCCACATTTCTAACATTTTGTCCATATCATTGTTCTTTATATGGGTATATCCTCTATCGGCAAATCCACTACCCCAAGAGTTTCTTATAAAGAAGCCTTCTTCATCATAACCAACAATTGATATTGCGTGATAACCCATAAGTTTGTCACCTTGTTTCTTTGACCAAAAATCAGAGTCCATATTGTATACAGGCAGTGCCCCACAACAAGGCCCATTCATTACAAGAGCATATCTAAGATTTTCAATATTTTTAATCATACCATAAGCATTTATCTTTAATACACCCGCTTTTGATTTAACTCCATTATGTCTTAAAAACTTGAACGCATCCTTATATGTCATACCTTCACCCTTATTGGTGCGTACTTTGTAAATATCAAAAAGAGAAATCTTATTATCTTTTGTTTCCCCATCCTTTAAATTTTCACGCCAATTTAAGTATGCGGACACTGTACACGGAACACATATTGACTGTTCTCCTTGGTCTAATACCTGAGGAAGGTATGGCCTATATGTATATTTATCAGGTAGTTCAATTGTTTCATCAGCACTAAAAATTCTCTCGGTCCCATCTATTTGAGAAGGTTTAAAACCAAACAACTTTTCTTCCATATTCCGTTAAAATTAATTTTGTGTTATTCTCTTTGTAACCTTTTTATATGGTTCTTCTTGACCTAAGATAAGATATACTGCTTCAGTACCATCACCATATGTTCTAATATACAATCTTTTGATGTATCTGTCACCTGTCTCATAATCAAGATATACTGAACGTAACCATTTATTTACAGGAGGTAAAGTATCGGCAACCATTAATGAATCTACTTGGTATTGTCTTGCGTTTTCAATATTACAACTAATTTTCATTGAGGTTCCAAGTGGGTAATCGTTTCTCTCTTGTTGTCTTTTTACAACACCACAACCCAAGAGCATCAAGGAGATTCCCAACCCTAAAAGTACTTTTTTAAATGTATTTTTCATATGTTTTAGTTTTCTTATAAATAGTTATTTGGCCCTATAAAACAAAAATAAAGCCGTAGTTTTCACCACGGCTTTAATCATTATTTTTACTTATTAGTTCTCGTCAAATGAAACGCTTTCAGGATATACAACAAATGAAATTGAAATATATTCGAGAGCAGGTGTTGGCTTAATAAGAATCTTAGCAGGTAAGATATGTTGGTCTTTTGTTTCAGGGGTTACTTCTGTAATAATTCTATAATCAGAAATACCTCTATTTGACTTAACCTCTGCAAGAATTGGGTCAATAAGACCTCTGAACTGTTTCTCAAGAGTATCGTCATACTGAGTAAAGATAAGATTCTTAGCAGCGTTAGTAACAAGTTTCTTAACACGAATCATAAGTCTACGTACGTTAATTCTGTTAAGTGGGCTTTCTACGTTATAAGCAGTCTTGTTACCCCAAATCTTAACGCCATCCTGTGCAAATGTCTTAACAGGGTTAACTCTATTCTCATAAAGTTCATCCTCATCAGCAAGGGTTGTCTTATACTGAGCCTTGATACAATTTACATTACCACGCTCGATACCCGCAGGTGCAAACCAAGGATAAGAATTGTTATCAGTAGCAGCCATATTTCTTACGACATCCTTTGTAACAGGAAGGTCAAGATATCTCTTGTTGCTTGAATCATAGTACATTACCCAAGGAGCATATGTACAAGCATATGATGAGTTAATATCGGTTACAGCAAATGCATCAGCAACCTCACTAGCGTCAACACTTACAGGAGCAGCCATAATATAAAGGGCATCTCCACCACGTCCATCTTCTACATCCTCGATGACGTCAATTGCTTCCTCGGTAAGAAGAGTGTTGTCATACCAGTTAATGCCTGGAGTTGCAAATAAGTTAATATCTACATCCTGTGGATTAGCAAATACTCTATAGCCTGCAAGGTATGCATAGTAGTCTGTAGTAATTGCTGTTGATGGAAGATTCAACGGCAAGTTAAGTTCGCTATTAACATTAACAATATTTGAGAATAAAGTTGAACCACTTACGTTATATTTTGAAGCCTTATATGCATCGCCATTTGTTCTAACATCTCTATGGATATCCCGACCATCGAAACCACCGAAGAAACATACAGTAAACTTACGTACCTTAATGTCTTTATAGATTGTATTGTTAATATAATCTGCATTAATGATTCTTGGAGTATATGGGTCTGCTGTTACTTTCTTTGCTGATACAGAGATAAAACTATATCCTGACACACCATCAATCCATACAGTTGTTGCTGAATCAATTGAAGAATCCATATGGAAACCCTTTGTAGTATGTTCTTTCTTATCATAGAAAAATCTTCCCTTGTAAGCAAATACATCTGAATCGATACCAGGATTCTCTGAGAAACCAAAATACTGTTTCTTAGCCTTAATTTCAGGTTTGAATTCTGTATTGTATGCTATGTCAAGTACGTTCTTTCCATTATATTTAGGCATTGTGTAACCAAGGAAACCAGCAGGTACTGAATTACTTAAGTCTTCACCATCAGCCATTTCAACAAGTATATATTTTGACTTAGCAACAAAACCACCGTCTGATGTACCAATCTTATATGCAATATATCCTGCATCACCATTTACAAGATTACACTTTGTAAATCTTTCAAGAACAACTGGGGCACTATCCACGTCATTAAAGTCACGCACTACAACATCAAATGTACCATACTTAGGGTCAATTTTTTCAATAGACACCTTAACTTGGAAGTTAGCAGCATCACCATCTGAAATTGTGATGAAACGGAACAATTTCTTCATAGTAGCAACCTTACTACCATTTGAATTTGTAACAGTAGCATCTGAAACAATCCAAGGAGTTTGTGCTGCACGGTAACCCTCACAATAATCATCAAATAAACCATTTGGAACTGTAATATCACAAGAAACATATGCTTTTGTAATTTGAGTAGTTGAAGTGTATGCAGTACTTTCCTTTGTTAAACCATTTACTTTCACACAGTTATCTTTTGCATCTTCTTCTTTAGCAGCAGTTAATGTATATGTATATGTTGTCTCTCCATCTGTTGTTGCAGATGTTTCATTTGAAACCGCAAAATATTCAGTTGTTGTTGTACTAGTATTTCCTGTTATTAAGGTTTGTGAAATTTTTCCTTTTCTTGCACTTTCATATACAGCCTCAACATATATAGGGGTTGTACCATCTGCTCTATTACTCAAAACATTATAAATATAATTTGGATGATTTGGTTCTAAAGTTACATTATACTTATATGTTTGATTCTTGGTAGTAACAACAAGTTGAAAATATGTTTCACCAGAAAGACTATTAGTACTTGTGCCTGTTCCCTCGCAATTAGCATTAAATAACGCTTCTTCATAAGCGCTTATCTTTACATCTGACACTAATGCACTTGGATTCTCTTGTGATTCTTTACAGATATCATTTGAATTTTCATCATATGACATCTTACTTCTAAGAATAACAATTGCATTATCATTTTCATCTTTTACTGCCCAATATGGACCAGCGTGATAACCTGAAAGACCAAGTACACGCACTACATTAAGTCTCTGAGACTCTTCGAGATAACTCTTTGCGATATATGGAAGTTCGTACTTAGGAAGTCCTGAACCCCTAAATTTCTCAGGTGATGTACCACCAAAGTAATCTACGAACTCAGACCAATTCTTAATCTCTATGTTCTCGAATGCTGGGCCGTAAAGTGTTTCTCCAACAAGTCCTAGACTTGTAATACCAAGGCTCTTAACTGAATAAGTTACATCTTTTTCCTCTGTATAAATGCCTGGTGAAACGTGGCCACGTCTTGCATCACTTATCATATTCTTTTATATTTTTTTATCTTATTATTTTCTATATAAATAGCGTAAATATCTCAAAAAACATTTTTGAGTAATTTTTTTAGTTAAGTATAATATCTTTTATTTCAACATCTTCATTAACATTATAAGTTTCTGTATATTTGTATCCTTCTATCTTTATCAATGAAGATTGAAACGAGTTACTTCTAATAAGGCCTTTAATATGTATTATATCATTTTCTTTTACCTTAAAATTCTCGTCAACTTTAGTTTCTTCATCGTTAACAAAAATTCTAAATGACCTTACATTTTCAAGAATAAGATTCTTTGCTTGAAAATCCGTATCTATGGTAAACTTATAACTATTCTTGCACATATCAAAGTTTATACTAAGATTTATCGGAATATATTCATAATGTTTATCATCAGGATAAAAACAAGCAGGTAATTCTTCTATGTCAGCATAAGTTGCTTTATCTCCTTCATACCCAAAAAACCTTACCTCGGGCCTTTCCTCAATAATGTAATCATCTTCGGTAATAATATATGCCTTAACTGTTATGTTGTATGTTTGAGAATAATATTGCCTATTATCTATGCTATATTCTGATTCATCTGATATGTCATTTAGAATCATCGGAATAAAATGGTCATTAGGCCTAATATAGCATTGAATCGCCTTAAACTTATCATTCATCATTAAGTTGAACTCATTAAGTAATTCATACTTATTGGTCACAAGAGAAACTGTATAGACAAAGTCAATTGCCGTAGGCTGTTTGAGGCGATAATCGATATAATATTTTCTATTATTTTTGTCGAATGCCTCAATTGTTTTCATTAACACACTATGTTCTCCAGGAATGTTTTTGGACTGTCCTACAATAGTACCTAACTTAGGGTTATTCTCTCTTGTAATTGCCTTGAAATTAAGAATAATATTTTTCTTTTCATCAACACCTTCCCAAGTTTGCATATATTCAGAGAATCTTTGGTTTGAATACAATGACATTGTTGGTATTACTTCCCCCTCAAATGTTATATGGAGGTCGTTCTCCACCCACTCACTGAAAGCCTTATCAATGTCTTTATACAGCAATGTTTTAGGTAGCGGAGTAGAATCTTTTAGTATCTCCTTCGCTAAATTTTTACGTCTTTCTTGACCATATGCTTTACCTCTTAAATTGAGGGTATTTTTATATGCTCTACTCATTATCCGTTAAATTCTCCTAAATCTACACTTGCACATTCTATTTTTCTTGCAAATGGTTTTGTTCCATACATTGTGAACTTATTTGACATTGAAGCCACACGGCCATCATCTGTAACTGTAAAATATTCTCTATGAGTTGAATCTATTTGAATACCAATATAATCTCCTCTTGAAATGTCACAATCATACTCCTCTAATGTCGATATTAAGACACTAAATGTAAGTTTTCCTGTTTGAGAATAAATACCCTTTTGCATCTTAGTACCATAAGCCTTCATTTCAGCATCGCCAATTTCATAAACAACAGGTAATTCAATTGGAGGTAGAAATCTTATAGCATCTTTTGAGGCTTCTTTGTAAATGTCATTAACTTTAGTCTTCTCTAAATCAACTCGATAAAGTATAACAGTTTGATTTGCATCTTGTTCTATATATTCTTTTGCAAAATTCAATTCAAGGTCGAAATCTTCACCGCTAAAAAATTTTGTATTTCTCTTAACAGGAACTTTCCTTGACGCTGTTCTATTATCAAATTGTAATGCCATTATTTCTTCCTATTTTTTCTTTCATTTAAACTTGGAGATAAACTCTTCTTGTACTGTTGTAAAAACTCCAAAAATCCTTTGATTGGGTCAACGGCCATCTGTTGCATAACAGAAGGATTATTTATCATAGTATCAACAAGTTTTGGATTATTCATCAAACACTGAGTGATTATTGGCTCATTCATAAGTTTGAAAATAATATCAGGGTCTTGCTCATAAAGTGCTTGAAGTTTTGGGTTCTGTTGAAGTGCATCTTTAATGACATTTCCAAGGTCACCACTCTTACCCATAAGGCCAAGAAGTTTAGCACCTTGTTCTGCGGCCTCCTGTGTTGAACCATAAACCATTTTATCGTGCATTTGTCCTCTAAATTTAGCCTGTACAGTACCATCGTATTTTGGGCAACCAAGTCTTTCAAGCATATCAGCCATATCATCAGTAACCGCAAAAACTACATTATCAAACTCACAAACTTCCTTGATGAATTTAAACATTCCAACGCCGACATTTTTTGGACAAAGATAAATGCAAAGAAAAACACCACCTCTCAAGGTTCCAATAAGATAGTTTTCATTACTTTCATACACTTGAAGAGGAGCACCCTTCCATCCTCTTCTTATCTTGTTTAGAAAAACAAAAAAATTAACAGGCGTTCTACCAAGGTCAGCCCTTCTACTAATAGCGGCAGAATATTTCTCATATGCATCCCATACTTTACTACCTCCAAAGAATTGAGGGTCCCCAACTTTTCTTCTTGGTATACTTCTGTCACCACTATCAACCTTAGCCAATACTTGTGGGTCTACGTCATCACATAAACTCTGAGCAGGCTGAACAGGTATATTTCCATTAATACCAAAAGCCATATTGTCTCTCAAGCCCTCGTATATCATTCTTTCTACAGATTCATTTACAAGAGCACGAAGTGTATTTTTATCAATCTGTTTTTTCATATCTTCGTATATTTTCATATAAATAGTTGGAAATCTTAATAAGATTCTTCATTATCATCATTTTCTCCCTCGCGCGTACGCGTGGAATATATTACTAGATATTATATTATATAATAATATAAATTTATATAAATAAAATATTAAAATCTAGTAAAATATTATTCTAGTATTATTTGTTTTTTAAAGAAAAAAAATGTATTTTTATAGATGTAAAATAGTACAAATTAATGTATAACACGATTAAGGCAAGAAATGAAGCAATTGAAATTTTAAGAAACTACTCAGGTATAAATCCATATATTCTTTCTATGAAAAGAGATGTTATTGTACTTCAAAAGGCGTCTCTCTTAACCGAATATGTGGTAGAATACATTATAGTAAACAAAGACCGACAGCCAAAACCTATCGGTAAGGTTCTTCGTATTGCTGATTGGTATGGAGAAAAACTTAAATCAACGTATGAAATTGAATTTATTCCCCAAAAGGTGCAGATTTTAGCATTTTTGGGCGAGACTTCCAATGCGTATCATTGTACTATTAAATACAGACA